CCTATCATCAAACGAGTCACGGGCTATGACTATTCAGTCAGCGACTTTGACTACTGGACTCCTATCATGAGTATTCCAGGCATTTTGGGCGTGACGTTGGGAAACATGCCTCGGCCAGTGAACTATCTCAATGCTGATGCAGGACTGCAACGACGATGGCAAGATTACTTTGGTCCCAAACATCGCATGCGTGTGGGCTTTAGTTGGAGTGGACGCAGAGACAACTGGTTGAACCGTCACAAAGGCATGCCGTTTGAACAAATGCTGGAGTTGATACAAGCTCATCCACAGCACGAATGGATCAACTTGCAGGCTGATTGTACGCCAGAAGAAGAAGAAACACTAAAATCATTAGGTGTGCATTGCTTACCGCCCAATCCCAACATGTGGGCCGACACTGCTGCACAAATGATGCACATGGACTTGATTATCAGTGTGGACACTGCTGTGGCACATTTAGCAGGTAGTTTAGGAAGACCAGTATGGATCATGTTGAATTGGTTCAGCACCGACTGGCGTTGGCTGTTGAATCGCGATGATTCACCATGGTATGCCACTGCTAGACTGTTTAGACAACCTGAGATGGGAAACTGGACAAGTGTAACACAAAAAGTCGGCCAATATCTCTCGTGGTTCAAGGTATAATATAATACAATATACATGTATCCAATATAAGATACAATAATAGCAAGGTCGTTAAACTATACTATCCGATCCGCGCCACTCTTGAATTGACCCGTCAAGATGTGCGGATTTTTTACGGCCACAAGAAAGCCCCTTTCGGGGCTTTCATTTTACGCAGCGTCTACAAACTTCTTGAGTGCTTCCGCTTCAGACACAATGGCTGTTGTCGTCGGAAAATCAGGCAAGGTGGGAAACGATAAACTATCACGATTGGCGTCAGTTAACTTGGAATGATATTCATTGACAAGTTGGCTACGTTTTTCGTAAATTGGCGCTTGGAGGATTTCCTTGGCCAGGGTAAGAAGTTCGAGACGGATCTCGTAAGGTGTTTTGCTCATGTTTTTCTCCTGTGTATGTGTGTGTCGTTCAAGTCCCGCCCCTTGCAGGACAAGATTGCTACACGAGCATGTTTACTTATAGGCACAAATTGCAGCCAACAAAAAACCCGCCTCAGCGGGTTTTTATTATACAATTTTAGGTGTAGTAAACAATCTCACCAGTTGTAGGATTGTATGCCATTTGAAAAAAGCCTGCAGGTAATCCACTGGATCCACCGTTGCGCACAGGTTTCACTGTGAATGTGTTGGCTGTGGTTTGATTTAATGGGCCGCCAGAGGCATTTAGAATAATTGAGTTGTTGGCTTGACTGACGTCACCAGCATTAGATCCAATTGCTATAGAATATGTACCTTGGCTTGAGTTACCAGCAAAGTTTCCAATGGCTACTGAACTATTACCTTGTGAGGCTATTCCAGCGCCGTATCCGACTGCTACTGTTCGCTCACCCTGTGCTGAATTACCAGCATACGCTCCTATGGCCACTGCATAAGGACTTTGATTGGAGAATCCAGCTCGTTGCCCCACTGCTACTGATTGAATACCTTGTGTGGTTAATCCGGCGCTGTCGCCAACTGCTACAGAATAAGCACCTTGTGTGGTTTGCCCGGCTTGCTTACCAACAGCAACTGATTGAGTGCCTTGTGTGGTTGAGCCAGCACCAACGCCAATGGCCACTGTAACATTGCCTTGTGCAGACAATCCAGCACTAGATCCAATGGCTACTGATTGGATACCTTGGGCATCCTGGCCAGCATATAATCCAATGGCAACTGATTGAGTACCTTGAGTATTTGCGCCTGCACCGTGGCCAATGGCCACTGCGTCATCACCTTGCAAAGCAACACCGCCGCCGGCATTTTGTCCGATTGCCACTGCTGTTGATCCTTGAGTGGCACCAGCATTATCACCAATTGCAACACTTTGATTACCTTGATTGGTCAGTCCGGCACGATTACCAATGGCCACAGAACTTATGCCTTGACCAGTATAACCAGCATTGTTACCAATAGCCACTGCTGAGACGCCTTGTACTTCGTTGCCAGCATATTGACCTATGGCTACAGAATTGGCACCTTGGGTTGATTGGCCACTACTAAGTCCAATTGCTACTGATCGAATACCTTGTGAAGTTAGTGCAGTAAACGGGCCAATGGCTACTCCGTACTGGCCTTGAGCATCATATGCAGCCGAGACACCAATAGCCACTGCACTAGAGCCTTGAGTGGTGTTACCACCAGCATTTTGTCCAATTGATATTGCTGCCGCAAATTGGCCGCCTTGGCCAGCATTTTTACCAACTGCTATTGCGTCTGCGTCCTGGCCGTCAAATCCAGCATTTTGACCCAGGGCTATTTCTGTAGGCCCTGATGCACCAGTTTTGTTGCTCAACAGTGCCCAGGTTGTTGCACCCGATGGTGTGGCCACTGCTGTGAGTGCGCCTAGTGCATTGCCTATGTACAAGATGGTTGTGGTTTGATCTACCACAAGTTCTCCAGGTCTAGCATTGCCGTTGTAGTTGGCCAATGTCTCTTGAGCATTGTCCTTCATCGCGGCACGACTTATGCCTGTGATGTTGGTGTAGGGTGGTGGATTGGCCATACTTTACTTATGATACTGCTGCCAACAAAAAACCCGCCGAAGCGGGTTTTTGTTTGGGTGCAATCTCTGATTAGGAGAAAGACAAGTTGGAAACAGCAATTTCTCCGACATAGTCACCAGCATTACCGAAAGATGATGCAGTGTTAGTTAGTTCAATGTATCCGTAACGAGTCATGAAGCTCACGACTGGTTCGAATGTTGTTGGATCCAATACAACACCACTGCTCATCAATGGAATGTATGGGCAGTAGAATGCAGGAGCGTCAGCTTCTGAAGAACCTTTATAACCAACCAACACAGGTGTTGTGTCGCTAGCATAAGAGTCAACGAACACACGCATAGCGCCGTTCAGTGTACCAACAAACTTGGTGTTTGTAGGAGCTTCAAAAGTACCTTCTGTAGTACGAGCAAATGCGCTAGTAGTTGCAGATTGCAACACTGTCAAAGCTGCAGAGCTGACAACAGCGTAGTTACCTGCGCCACGACGTGTACGCTGAGCGATCAAGTTAGCAACACGGTTGATCAACACAGCCAAAGCAGCGTGTTCGTCACCAACGAATGTAGCAGTACCAGAAACGGTAGCTTGGTTGTATGTGAACTCAGTAGAAGCCAAGCTGCGTAGGCTCAAGAGAATCTCTTGGTCAATTTCAGCTGTAATTTCTTGAGCCAATGCTGCCATGATTTCGGCTTCAACGTCGATACCATGCATAGCTTGTGCATCTTGTGCAGATTCAAAAGTCCAACGTGCTTGCAACTTGCGAGTCTTGGCTTCAACAGCCTGCTTCAAGATTTGCACGGAAATTTGCTTACCGCCGTTGCCTTCCATAACTGCTGTGTTAGCACCAGTATAGTTTGCCGTAGAACTTGTGTCTTTCGGCACAGTGCTGTATGCAGTAGCAATAGTGAATGGGCTCAATGCTTCTTGGCCAGCTGTAACGCTAGTTGCAGCAGCAGAAGTGTCAGTCAAGCTCTGTGCGTAGCGAACACGCAGAGTGTGGATTTGACCAACTGGACCAGTCATTGGCTGAACGCCTACCAACTCGTTAGCGATAACTGTTGGCATTACACGACGGATAACAGGCAGAATCACACGGTTAAGTGTGGCAATGTTACCAGCAGCGGTGGAACCTGCGGAAGCGTTTTCCTTCAAGTACTTGCGAGTGTTTTCGAGGATAACACCCATGCTATTGCGCTTGGTACCGTTTAGACCTTCAAGCAATGCTTCTTTGGTCTCGCCCCAGCGGCTTTCTAATAGTTGTTCTGACATTTAAGTCTCCTATAGTTTAAATTACAGTCCAGCCAAACGCTTGAGGTCGATCACATTGCTGCGGTCTTCCTGTTCGACATCACGGTTAGGAACAGTCTTATCACCGGTAACTGCGGTAACCGATTCTGTGATCACTTTAGAAGCTTTCACATTGCGGTCTTCCAACACTGCTGGTAGATACTTTTCGAATGCGTTTTTCAGACGAGCTGTTTGTACGCTTTCGAGCAAATTACGCATTACATCTGCTTTTTCCTTGTTCAAAGGAGCCAGCAACATTTCCATTGTGCTTTGACGCTCATTGGATTCACGAATCATACGTATTTCGCGTTCTTTGGACTCAACGACGACCTTAGCCTTCTCGGTGAGTTTAATGGCTTCCGCCAGTTGCTGATCCTTTTGAGTCAGCAATGCATGCAGTGTACGAACTTCAGCTTTCTCATTGAGATGAGTAGCGCCAAATTCTGCTGCGTATGCTTCAAAGATACGACGACCAAAACTGTTCTCACGAGCAATTTTGATGTCTTCTTGTAATTGGTTTAGTTCAGCCTTTAGATGACTGCTAACAGCACGGCTCATTTTCTCAGCACTTTCCTTGACGAAACGTGACTTGAGAGTTTCAAGTTTGCTACGAGCTTCACGGACCAAGCGGACTTTTGTTTCCACTACATCACGCTTGTCTGCGGCAAATTCTTGAATTTCACGAGCTAGAGCATGCACCATGAACGACTCAAGTTTTTCAAGTCCTTCGCTGTGCATTTGTCGGTCTTTGCGCAATTCGCCAATTTCTTCTGCAAGTTTTGTTACCATAAAGCTGTTGAACTTTGTGGCGCTTTCGCCCATCTTGCGTTGAAACTGCACGCGATCTTCTGCCAACTGACGCTTTTCAGCTGCCACTTGTTGAATCTCTGCGGTGAGACCTTCTGTTACCATTCTATCTAGGGCTTCTACCATGACTGTCTTGTCGTGCTCGTAGCGTTGCGCGAACTCTTCACGAAGTTCAGTGCGAGCTTGTTCACGAGCTTCACTTAGCTTGGCTTCCCAAGCTTCGTTGATCTCCTGGCGAGTTTCCTCGGTGATCAAGTTGCTATCTAGCAATGGTTTGATTGCATCTAACATTAGTAGATTCTCCTTAGATTTTAAGTTCTCGAATGAGTTTTACAACTTCACCCTTGAGATACTTTTGCACTTTGTTGTCTTGACCAGCTTCTTTAGCAATCTCCAGCAGTCTATGACCATATTTCATGTTCATCATGCTTTCATAAATTGCTTTGGGATACGCATTGGGCGCACTGGGTTGGGCAACCACATCGATTGTGACTATTTCAAAGTCACTCACATGTCCTGTTCTGTCGTCAACGTTGCCGCTGCCACGACTGGAAACTCCAAGTTTGACACCAGATGTCAGCAAAGTTTTTATCAACTCGCCCATGGGAGTTGGTAAAATTTTCAACTTGCCACATCCAGCATCGCCTTCCATCCACATGTTTTCCACGCTATGGCAAACACGATCCAGGTTGATCTTCAGATCATCAGGATGGTCTACTTCACCTAGTACTGAGTTACCTTCTCTAATCTGCTGATTGATTGTGTTAACTGCCTTGGATATTTCATGTAGAGGATAAATTCTCTCATTGGCATTGCGCTTGTTGCCTTCGATGCAGATGCCTTTGAGGTAGAGATTCTTACCATGGCCATCAGATTCTTCAAGAACCTGAATGTTGGCCTGATTAAAGGTAAGTTGTTCTCTTAGAGTTTTCATTAATTAACCGCGTCCGCCTGGGGTAATGCTACGGGTGTTAACACCGCTAGCTTGACCAGTTACTGGCTTTGGAGCAGCAGTTTTAAATGCTTTCTTGCCAGCTTCCTGTGTGCTAGGTGCACCAAGTTCTTTTACTGTGTTCTTGTATGGGCTTGCATCGTGGTGTCCGCCCATGTCAGCACCGGTGTGTACTGGCTTGGCCATTGCGCCACGTGCGCCTGCGTTTGCAGCCACTGTGGACTTTTTGTTCACGCCACCTTCTTCACTAGTCACTGGCTTTGGGGCTGCTTTGAGATCCAAAGATTCCATCATGCCTGGTTCCATTTCTTCAGTGTCGTCCATTTCAATAGCGTCACCGCCTTCGTCAGGTCCAAAACCGTCGCCGTCGCCCATGTCGTTGTCGCCACCCATTAGGTCTTCAAATTCTGCCATCAACTGGTCCAGCTTGTCTTCTAGATTCATGATGTCGTCTTTGGTAGCTGCTTCGTCGCTGCCACCCATGTCGTCACCACCAAAATCATCGCCGCCCATGTCGTCTGAACCTTCGTCATCGCCCATGTCGTTCATGCCTTCGTCATCGCCGGCAGCTTCCATGTTCATGTCGTCTTGTTCTTCGGCTTCAACATTGTCAATCAATTGATCAGCAGCGTCACCGCCCATGTCGCCTTCTTCAAGGTCTTCGCCTTCTTCAGCTTCGTCGATTTCTTCTTCAGACATGATGTCTTCGTAGATTTGACGGCTTTTTTCCACAACAATTTCGTGGAAAAGCTCTTGAGCTTTTTGTGTGTCATCATTGATCACGTATTCGATCAATTGTTCAAATTTGTTCATATGGTAAACTCCTGTTAGGTAAAGTATGTTGTTATTTACACAACATGTAAAAACTCTGTGGTTTATGGGGTAAAAACTGTGCTAAATTGCCAAAGTTAAGCAATTGGTGCAGGTGGTGGGGCATATTGTTGGCGAACCAGCTTGAGTTTTTCTT